TGCATTTATAGGTCAAATACATGGAAATAATATAGGTGCAATTAGCAAAAATAAATTTGGAATAGTATTTTTAACAGACAATATACAAAGCAGAATTATGGATTATGCAGGTAATTTGTTAATTAAATCTATAAAAGCATATGACTATGATAATAATATGCATTATGTGGATTATATATACAATAATGACTATATATCAAAAACACAAACATCTACATTTTCACAAAGCGACTTATTGTTTAATAATAAAATAGAGTCAAAAAATAATACAACAGCAAACAATACAATCTTAACATTTAACGTAGGTGATGAAAATATATATGTAGATAGTAGAAAAAAAATTATTAAAGAAAATCAAATAGAGCAAGCAGACATGAGCACAATAAATAAAATTAGAGGTACATATGCCAACAAATAGTTATGGTAAAATTTCACAGCCTAGACTTTATGTAGATTATATACAATATGCAAAAATGATTGGCATAATTAAAAGTTATTATGGTAGAAACAATAATGCAGGCCCAGAGGTGTGGAACTATAAGCCACATGAAATTCTAACATACACACCTGATGATGAAGTAATGGATATACATTGGGATATATATTTTAAGGGTGATTATCAACATCCAACGACAAGTAATGAAGATTTGCCAGAAGGTACACAAGGTGCCTTTTATAATGTACCATTTGGAAAATTTTTCAGCACAATGAATTATTATGGAATATTGGGTACAGATATTGGTTATTTTGGGCAAGATACACCATTTGGATCGTCAGCAGAAATAGAATGTGAAATTTATAATACAGGTACTGATGGTACAAATTATGAATGGTGGCATGCACATGGAGCAAACATAGTAGGAACAGCTGACGTAGAAACAAATATAGGATTTGTTATAAAAGACATAGGTGATGCATTTGCTGGCAGACATTGGATTAACAGATTTGCAGTAGGACTTCAACTGCCTAATAATTTTGGTTATCCCATGACTCCAGATGCAAGTATTGACGTTGGTACATGTATTGCAGGCAGATACTTTGATTTTCCAAGATCTACAGAGCTATCTACTACAATAACACAATCATATGAAGGCATAAAAACAAAAACTACACTATCAGGTTCAAGCATTACAAATGTTAATTATTTTAAAAAGCCAGACTGGGGTGATTACACAGCATGGACATATGCAGACACAAGTGCTGATAATTTCGATGAAAGTTACATGAAAATGTCTAGTGTAAGTCCTACAGGTAGAAGATCATGGGATTTAACGTGGAACTATATAGATAAAAAAGATATGTTCCCAAATGAGCTTAATGGAAATTATTCAGGATTATATGATATAGAAACTAATCAGTTTGATGCCTTTGACGGAACAATACATAAAGCAAACATAGTAGGAACACTACTTAATTTCTCATTAGGCGGATCAATACCTATGATATTTCAGCCACAAAAAGATGTTTTAGATTTTGCTATGGTAAAAATAAATCAAAAATCAATAGCAGTTAGGCAAGTAAGTCCAGAGCTATATAGCATAAAATTAAGGCTTACAGAGTGCTGGTGATAAACATTCCCTCCAACTAGACCAGATACTACATCTAGTTGTATAAAAGGCCCCATTTCTTAGGATTTGGGGTTTTTTTATATTAATCATATTTAACATATATAAATAATTATTAAATATATTTGGAATATATTAAATATAGTGCTAAATTAAATCTGGCAGAGCTTTTGAATATCAAACAGGAGAAAAAAAATGAAAATAGCAAAAATAAAAAAGAACGAACAAGTTAAAAAGATTTTGTGGGATCAAAATCATGTTACATCTAATGTAAATGAAAATAATAAAAGATTTGTTTTATTAAAGTCAGTAGGTAGTTTTTTAGATACTAAAACAAACACTATATTGCCATCAAGTGATTGTGGTGAAATTATAATTGATGAAGGTCAATTTAGTGTGGAAGAATGTTTATTAAATGATGAATGGTATCATGCACTTTCAACAATAGATTATATGTGGATTAAAAGATATAACTATAATTTTATGTTTGATAATAAATTATAAACATTAAACAGGAGAAAACAAATGAGCATGGTAGATAAATACGAATCACTACAAGATAAACTAGGTATAGATATTCGTGAACTAAATGAATATAAATTTGCACAACGTCAAAAAAATGAGGTAGTAATGAATAAAAAATATAAAGATGCAGAAATTGTAGTTGATCATAAATTAATAATAAAAAACAAATTAAAAGCACTAGGATGGGGTGCATCGTTTATAGCTGGTTTTATTAATTGCATGAATGTGTATAAAGTTAAGGTAAGGGATAAAGGTAAAGAATATTTGCTTACAATGGAAAAAACTGGTAGACTTATTCATGTATATGAAGATCAAACAAAGGAAATAAAATGACAGTTAGAGAACTATTAAAACTATTGAAAGATGAAAATCCAGATTCTGAGGTATTAGCATGGGTATCAAACAAAAAAGGGTATGCATTGGTAGATCTTGGAATAGATGACATATCAGTAGGTTATATGGCAGAAGAATATCCATTTAAAAACAAGTTTATTGTCATACCAGTAGATGTAGATGTACCGTTTGAAAGCTGGGACACATTAGACAAGAAAAATCTAAATTAAATAATACAAGGAGAAAAAAAGTGAGTAAAGAAAATAATGAAGGTGTAATAGATCTATTTGGCAAGAAATATCATACTGTAGGCAAACGTATTGCTGATTTAGGAGAAAAAACTAATAAAGATTATACGTTAATTACAAAATATGACATAACACAATATCCAGTTGTTATAGTTACAGCAACATTAACTGTTGGTACAAACAGTTATACTGGACATGCTATGGGAGATGTAACAGACAAAGCATTACGTTCTAAGGTAAAAGGCAAAGTGCTGGAATCAACAGAAACTCATGCTATAGGTAGAGCTCTTGCGACATATGGAAGTAATGGTGGAGAATTTGCAAGTGCTGATGAAATGCTACAAAATAGCGATTCTAGCTATGATAATCCAAAACCTAAGCTAGATGTCAATGATGACTATATTCCATTTAAAAAGGGCAAGAATAAAGGTAAATCACTAGTTGATCTTGATGAAGGTTCATTAGAATGGATTGTACATGAATCAGGAATGGCACAAGAAGTAAAAGATCATGCTGATAAAGTATTAAATGATAAATATAACAATATATCTGGTGAATCACACAATAATCAAGTAAATGCTACAATTAAAGATACATTAGATAATTTTAATGAAACAATACCGTTCTAGGAGTAAACAATGATAATATATCAGGTTAATTTTGTATGCACTAAAGATTTTACAGATGGATCACAGTTTTTTTCAAACATGGTCAAAGCAAAATCATTTGTGTCCCAAAATAAAAAAAATATTACAAAAATAGACATAAAAAAACATGTAGTTCATAATAGTAAAAGTGAAATACTAGCATGGCTACAAAGAACATTTGCATGTTAAGAAAGGAGATGTATGGTTAGAGATACTTCAAAAAAATCACATGAAATAAACAAATCTAGTGGTATACAGGGAAATCAGAAAAAAATGTTATATGAATTAGTAAAAAATATAACAAATGGCAGTAGATCTGATGGTGTAACACTTAAAGAACTTTCAAGAGAATCAGGCCTAGAAATAAATGCAGTATCTGGCAGAATCAATGATTTAAAGAAAGAAGGGATGATAGCAGAATGTGATAAAAGAAAGTGTAAAATAACTAACAGGACAGTTATACCAGTAACTATTGCAATAGGTGACGTAGGTGGCCCATCACATGCAAACATAAAAGACGGAAACATGCAAGAAGGTTTAGATTTAGGTATAGATGATAAACCAGAATACAGGTATCCTGATTAATGGCATTATTTGATATAATGTTTAACTATTTACTGGTACTAATAATGTTTCAGCCTATTGAAGAAATATATAATTGCAATAATCCTAATTTAAAAGGTACACAGGGACTGCATTTGCTATGCGATTGGGAGCCTGATGATTTTTATAAAAACACTAAAGATCAACTAGTTTTAAGGCCAAAAAGAAAAAAAGACAATGCAGTAAAAGCATATTATCGCAAAAAATATTGGAAAAGGTTGAATTTAACAAATAAATAAACTATATTAATGGTTTGGCAGAAAGGAAAATATGAAGGGATGGATCTCATTACATCGCAAAATGCTAGAAAATCCAATATTAACATCTGGAAAACAACACAGTCGGAAAGAGGCATGGATATGGCTATTGCTTAGTGTAAATCATAAAGAATCAGAAGTGTTAATAGGTAACGACCTTATTAGTGTAGGAGTTGGTGAAAAAATCACATCACTTAAAAAGCTAGAAAAGCAGTTTAATTGGGGCAACACAAAGGTTAGAAACTATTTACAACTTTTACAAAAAAACAATATGATACGTTATGAAAGCAACACACTATATACTAAAATACACGTCTGTAAATTTGAAGAATATCAAAAAACCAACACACAGACAACACACAAGCAACACACAAGCAACAAACCAACACACACAAACAATAATGTTTTAAATAATGTTAAAGATAATGTAGATAAAAGAGAAACAAAATTTATTAATCAGGTTTGTGCAGAAGGTTTAAAACACACACCTTCTTTAAATCCAAAGATTATAGAGGCATTTTCAGATTACTGGACTGAAAAAAACAGATCAAAAACTAAGATGAGGTTTGAGCTAGAAAAAACATTTGATATAGGTAGAAGATTGAAAACATGGATAAGAAATGAGTCTATGTGGGATAAAAGTATAGAACCAGAAGTCAAAGAGCTTACACCTAAAGAAAAAGAAGAACAAAAAAGAAGATATGAGGCTTTTAAGGCAACAGAAAGAAGATTAGCAAATGAAAATAGATTTTAGGCCTTCTGTGATAATCCTCCCTGTATGGTTCTGCCAAACCGATACAACATCCGACTACTCACACATTGCAGAGGGCCAACTTTAAATGGGTAAAAACATACAGAAATCAACAGGTGGCAGACATGAAATGCTTACAAAGAAATTTAACCAAAGAAAAGTAGGTGACTGGGGTATGATTTGTAATGCATGCAAAAAACCAAAAAGGCATAGTGAATATGGATCAAACAAAAGCTATTGTTTAGAATGTAAAAGAGTTAAAGATAGGAAAAAATGGAAGAAAGCTAATGTTAAATTATGGTGAATATAGGTGAGTGCCTTTTGCAGGTGTTTACTAGTCGAAAAGAAAAAAAGGGTGGGTGTAGCCTGCCCTGATTTCTAAAAAGGTATAAAATGGAAATAATGGCAATATTAATTATATCAACAATGTTATTAGTGTATTATAAAAATAATAATAAATAGAGAGGTAAAAATGAAAATAGAAAGAATGACAAAAGGTAATTGGGGTAGAGTAAAAGCCTTTTTTGATGTAAAAATACAAGGGATAATAATTAAAGGATTTAAATTGATAGAAGGTATTAATGGAAATTTTGTAGGTGTTCCATCAATAAAAAAAGAAGATGATAGTTATGATAATATAGTAATAATTGACAAAGATGTTATGGTAGATTTGCAAGATATTGCAAATAAGTATTATGAGCAGAATTGATAAAAATATTAATAAACACTAGGCCTAAACCGCAACAAAGACACAGGCATAACGGAAAGTTTCAATATGATCCTTCTGCAAAAGACAAGAAGGAATTTTTGTTGCAGTCTATGAAGTATGCACCAAAGACACCTACACTTAAAAACATAGAGATGTATTTAACTTTTTGTTATAAAAGGCCTAGAAATCATTATACATCTAAAAACAAAGTATTGAAATTAAAACCTGATGCACCGCAACATAGATCTAGTACACCAGATTTAGATAATTTAGAGAAATTTGTATTAGATTGTTATGAGGGTACATTTTATAAAAATGACTCACAAGTAGTAAGATTAACAAGTGAAAAAGTGTTTGGTGAACAAGACTATGTATACATAAAAATAATCTATACAAAGAAATAATTAGAAATCAAAGAAAAATATATATAAATTACGGATATGGCTAAAGAAATAAAAAGCAAAGAATCCGTACATTCCGTACAAAAAACAGATAAAAAGAAATCTGACTTCTTAGTTGCACTTAAAAATAATAATGGAAATATATCAGATGCATGCATAGCTGTAAACATAGGCAGGCAAACATATTATGACTGGTTAGATAAAGATGATCAGTTTAAACTTGATGCAGAAAATGCACAGGAATCATTAATAGATTTAGCTGAATCAAAATTAGTTGAGAACATAAAAGACAACGACAATACATCTATAATATTCTTTTTAAAGACTAAAGGTAAGAAAAGAGGATATATAGAAAAGTCAGAAGTAGAGCATGTAAAACCAATATCAGAGATAACATTTGATGAGTTCTAGACTAACATTACACAAAGCAGACTATCTACCGCATCAATGGGACTTTATGACTATAAATGCAAGGCATCCAGAGAAAAAGATAAATGCAATGGTTGGCGGATATGGTTGCGGTAAGACATGGGTGTTTATCAGGAAATGTGCATATAATTTGATAATGAAGAAAAATGCAGACGGAATATCAAATGGATGGGTGATATATCCAACATATGATCTTGCAGAAGAACTATTTGTACAGCCTATGAAAGAATTATTAGAGAATAATGGAATACATTATGAATACAATGTACAAAAACATAGATTTACAACTGTTTATGGCAATATGAAAATATACCAGATGCAGAAAAGTCAAAACATAGTGGGTAGCTCTTTGAGCTGGATTGGATTCGATGAGTTTGATGTAGGTAGTTATAAGCAAACAGATCTAGCATACAAAAAAGCAATAGGTCGTATGAGAGGTAGTGATGATTGTGAAATATTCATAGTCACCAGTCCAGAGGGTTTTGGTAAGACGTATGAAGTGTTTGTAAGTGAAAGTAATGATTCAAAGTCAATAGTGCATGGAAAAACAACAGATAATTTTCATCTACCAGAGGCATATGTAAAGCTATTAGAAGATAACTATGATGAAACTATGTTAAAGGCATATAGAGATGGACAATTTGTAAACATCTCAGCATTATCAACATATCATTCATTTGATAGGAGTAAAAATGTACAAAAATGTGAATACGACAGAAGCCAGCCAGTCAGGGTGGGACTCGACTTTAATAATGATCCCATGTGTGCGATTTTATTCAACATACAGCCAGACAAACCAGAAGTCAGAGTGTTCGATGCAATATCATTATCACATCAAGGTGCAGGAGATTTGCTAACAAGTCGCATGGCACAATTAATAAAACAAAAATATCCAAACTCACAATACATAGTATATCCTGATGCTAGTGGATTTCAAAGACACACATCACT